AAATATATGTTTGTTTTTAAAAATACAATGATAAAAGTCATGTTTTTTAATTATTTCAATACAACATTGAAACGGTGGCTAACAGTTGCTAAAACAACATTGAAAAGTTGTTTAGCTTAGTGTTAGGCACAATAAAAAATACTACCATAGTGCTTTCTGTGCGGTCTGTTCTTTAAACCGATTACAAGCTGCATCGTAATATTCTTTATCAATTTCATATCCTATTAAGTTGCGTTTCATATAGTGGCAGGCTATGGCTATGCTTCCACTACCTAAGTGAGTATCTAAAATTAAATCATTTTCATTTGTGTATTGGTCCAAAACCCACCTGTAAAGTGCTATCGGTTTTTGTGTTGGGTGTATGTTTTTCCCTTCTTTATTCATAAATCCTTTGTCAAGGCCGTGGCACCTTGAAAATGTTTTTATACTTATATCAAAAGAAGTCCATATAAGCTCATCATTTACACTACTCATTCCTTGGCCTTGCTTATCCCAAACAGCCCAACCTCTTGATACTGGTAGGTTTTCAGCAAAATAATTGCCTCCAAAAAAAACCTGATTTTTAGATACTCTCTGGACCTCTGTAAAATATTCTTTACTTGGCCTAACATCCCATTTTTTTCCGTTTTCAGAATACAAGTTATGAAACTTTGTTTTGGTTTTTGTGTGGCTTCCTCCACCAATAGATATTTTATCTTCTATTCCGTAAGGTGGGTCCACTACGGCCACATCGAAATGATTATCCGCATAGCCTTTTAACGCTTGTAAACTATCTCCGTGTATTAAGTTTATTCCTTTCATTTAATCCGTATTTTTAAAAGTGCCTAACAACGTATAAAGTGCATTGAAACGCACCTTATACAAAACGTTAGAGTGCATTTAAAAACGCACAATAACACACAATAAAAAAAGTGAACTACCCACAAATCGTTTTTACGTTTGTGGGTAGTTCACGTTTAAAAAGGATCGTCTCTATTCACGTCGGTAAATTTAATAAAATTTTGATTAAATCTTAAATCAACTATCCCGGTACTTCCATTTCTGTATTTTGCAACTATTATTTCTGCTAATCCTTTTGTGGATTCGTGGTTTTCATTTTCAGTTATTCCATAATACTCAGGTCTATGTATAAACATTACCATATCGGCATCTTGCTCAATTGAATTGTGAACAATAATATTATTTGCAATAAAATTATGTAATTCAGGGACTTCAATATCAAAAACCTTTTTAACTCCTTTTGAAATTATTGATTTAACTGGCATAAAACACAATGTCCTTTCTTCGTTAAATTCATATTTATTCCAACCTGCTAAATTATTTTTAGATGATTCCCACCCATTCATTAAAATATCGTTTTTTCTTTTTTGCCAAAACCCTATATTTTTTACAAATAATTCTATGTTCGATTTACCTGCAATGTATAAATTTGACCATTTTTGGTTTTTTGAATTTTCTAAATGGGATATGAATGACACTATTCCAACTTTGGCTAATAATTGTTGAATCCCATAGATAAGTTTAATGCTGGCTGACGAGTAGCTTATTTTAAGTGATTTTCTTCCTTTACTTTCTTGATAATATACAGTCCCATCACCGCTAAACAAAGATTTTAATAAAATATGTGTATTTTCATGTGATAGGTAAAATAATCTGTCAGGAATAAATTTTTGCTTACATCTGACATCCCATAAATCATATTTTCTCATTATTTCAGACATGGGACTTCTTTTCCCATATGTTAAATGGAAATTAGGTTTAAAAAATATTGTTCTGAATTTTGATTTCGCAGTGTACGTATCGTTAAAATATGGCGATATGTTATAATTAGAGGCAATCAGGGCATCATTCATAACAACCTCAGTTAAATCACCATCGAGTATATTCTGAGCATACCTAATGGGCTGTCTCTTTAACGCACTTCCATTTGATAAAAAGTGTCCGATTAAACTTATCTCATGTTTAGATATTGAATTATCATCGTAATCTCCGTAATTTATTGGGATTGCGACTTTATCTAAATTTAAATCTTTTAATTTAACCCATTCGTTAGGAGTTAAAAATTTATGCTCTGATGTAGCCTCAATTTTTTGGTCGTTCAATAATGTTAATTCGAAAACCTCTTTATTGCCTGTGCAAAATGATTTATTTGCTTCCATTTCTTTAATCTTTTTAAAATTCGTAGCCAAAATACTAAATCTTTTTCGGTGTATCAAATCTTTTATACTAAATGTCTTTTTAAGTTTCGGACATTGAATTTGCGTGTCTCCAATTAGACACCCTGATTCTCGAAGGTCAGATAATTGAGGTCTTTTATTACCACTTCTACTTTCTACTGCCCTATTTAATTGAGATAATGCAATGATAGGAACATTTAATTCTTTGGCTATTGATTTTAGACTTCTGCTTATAAAAGACACTTCTTGTTCGCGATTTCCTTTAAACCCAAAGCCTATTGTCATAAGTTGTAAATAGTCAATGATAATACAACCTAAATTTTTATTACGCATTAGCTTTCTACACTTGCTCCTGAACTCAAAGATAGATAATGATGGCGTGTCGTCAATAATTAAATTGGGGGACTGCACATCAACACTACAAGTTTCTATTCTCGTCCATTCATATTCGTTTAAGCTTCCTGTCCTGAATTTATCGCTATTTATTTCACTTTCTCCAATAATAAGTCTGTCAGATAATTGTGTCGCTGCCATTTCTAAGCTAAATAAGGCTGTTGGTATTTTATAATCAATAGCCATATTACGAGCCATGTTTAAAACTAATGCACTTTTTCCCATAGCTGGTCTCGCTGCAATAATTATTAAATCTGATAGTTGAAATCCACCTGTAATCCTGTCTAATGAAGTAAATCCCGATGGTACTCCGTTGAATTTATCATCTTGTCTTGCCCTTTGTTCTAACCGATTCAAACTTTCTACAACCAATGTTTCTGTTGTGGCTGCCTCTTTTTTAACAGTTACATCAGTAACTTCATAAACACTCCTTTCAACAAACTGAATAAGGTCATCAATGTCAGCAGTTTCATCAAAACTCATTTTTTGTATTTCCGCAGATACTCTAATAAATTGTCTTCTAATTGAATTTTGCTGTATAATCCTTGCATGAAACTCTAAATGCGAAGATGTTGCAATATTATCTGTCAGTTGTGCTAAATATAACTCCCCTCCAATTTCATCAAGTTCTTCTGTTGATTTTAACTGTTGTGTAACCGTTAGTATGTCTATTGGCTTTAGTTTACTGCTAAGTATTAGTATTGCGTTATAAATTGTTTGATGGTGTATTTCGTAAAATGATTCAGGTGTTATTATTTCTATTATGGTAAAAATTGCCTCACTTTGAATAAGCAATGCTCCGAGAACAGCTTTTTCCAAGTCAATACATTGAGGTGGTATTTTTCCAAATCCCAAAAAGTCAATATTATTAGATTGCTGTCTATTATCCTTCGCCATAGTGTTTGTATTGTTGTATAGGTTGTTGATTTTGAATTTGATTATCTCTTGGAATCCAAACTCTATTGGTTGGATTACTTATTGCGTTTGTTAGAGTTAGCTTCCAATCAGGATTTTCAGTTTTAGTTTTCTTTTTGTTTTTCCATCCAGCTTCGGTAGCCCAAAAATTAACAATAGATTTTTCCATTGTGAGAATTATATCTACATTGGGATTAAACTTTTGTTGTTCGGAAATAAAAGCACTATCATTTTTTAATTTATTAAAAGTTTTGTCTATTTCCGCTTTATATATTTCAAAATCATTTCGCCAATTTTTTTCTTTTATAATTTCTTTTTCTTTAGTTTCATTCTTTTCATTCTTTTCATTCTTGTTTATAGTGGGGAAGGGTTGTTTGCTTCTTGTTGGTTTCGTAGATTTTTCGTTGTTGGTTTCGTAGTTTTTGGGATTCTGATATAAGTCGTAATTGCATACTGTTAAGAGCATTCCTCGTGTTGTTTTCGTTGTTTCTATCATACCATGCTTCCTTAACCATTTCGCAGCCATTTCGCATTTACTCTTAGAATACATCTCTTTTCTGTACCCTACAAACCACTTCAAACCCTGCCTCATATCCTCTAAACTCCTAACAGTAGAACCTCTTTTTATATTTCCAATATCTGTGTGATTCACTTCTTTAAGTAACCAATCCCATATTTCCCGAACATGAGGCGGAGCTAAAGAAATATCACTATCTTGGATTTTCCTTGCCTTTATAAAATAGCCACCCTCTATCATAATATTAAAAACCCACATAAGAATTGAGAACAACCGAGCATGTCGGCGGTTGCAGTAGTCCTCACGATACTACTATTCTTATGCGGGAATATTTTTTTAAGATTTTCCATGCTATTGTTTAATTAAATTATTAACAGTGATTCCACTATTTGTTTTTAATAGTGAAATTCCGTAAAATGAATAATTCCGTATGATTCAGTATTTTCATAACTATTGTTAAAATCATCAATAGACATTCCTTCATTTTGTGCCATGACCTTTATATCTATATTCTTAAAATTACCAAACCCGGTATGAACCGCAGGAACTAATTTTCCTTTTTCTTTGAAAAAAGCCATCTCCTGAATACTTATATCATTTTTATTGGTAACGACAAGAAATTCATTCAGTTTAGAATTTTTTGCATGAGGAGTTGAATCCCAAAATTTCAAGTGTAATACAGCTTTCCCGTTATTTACTTTTTCGATTCGTTCTTCCCATTTGTCGAAATCTTTTACAATTTGATGAATTTTATTTCCATCGAACATCTGATGAACGAATCCAGTTTGAAGTCCAGCTTTTTTGTGCTTGGAATTAAAATAAGTGTCAATTATTAGGTTATAGTTTTTCATAAAAATAATTTTAGTTAATTAACCCTACGGGTCGCTTCGCTTAATCTTATTACCATTCGTTAATTATTAAGTTAATCGTCAAATAAGGCTACTTGTTTTATTGCTATTCGTTATATGCAAGCTTTTCCAGTATCGTTCCCGTATATCTCTGTGTACTTCAATGTGGCGGCAGGGGGTGTGCTTATT